AGGTAAACCAAAAAAAGGTGAGTCTGCTCGTATGAAAGCTAAACGTAAAAGTTTTAAGGCTAGACATGGTAAGAATATAGCTAAAGGTAAGTTAAGTGCAGCTTACTGGGCAGATAAAGTTAAATGGTAAAGGAATTAAACAGTGTCAAATAAATCCATAGAAGATATGTCAGATAATATTTTAAAAGGTATTTCTGACAAAGCTATGAAAGCTGAAATTAAAGCAGAGTTAAATAGAATACGTAAAAGTTCAATTAAAAAAAATGTTGGTCCGTTACCTAAAAAAAGACCAAAGGAAGAAGAGTCTAGTTTTGTTGATCGGTTATTATTAAGGTTAAGACGCATAAGACCCGGACAAGAAAAATATAAAGCTGCTGAAGCAGAATATGTTACAGGACTACCTGAAAGATTTAAAACTAAAAAAACTAATAATGACATGCGTAAGACAGGAATGTTTAAGGGTGGATATTCCACAAAGAAAAAATAATGTGGACACCAATAGTACTCATGTGTTCTATGTATGTAACCACAGAATGTGCAACATACGGTGGGCCAATATTTAAAACGGAAGCTGCATGTTATCAAGGAATGGAAGATGTAGGCTTACCCTATCTAAGACAAAAGTTTCCTAGTCATATTGCACGTGCTAAAAAGTGTGTGTACTGGGATATAAAAGACAAAATAGATACTTAATTAGAAAGGATAGACAATGGATAAAATGAAATCGTCAATCGCAAGTATAACAGAAATGGGCATTGCCCTTATTACACTATCAATAGTAGCATCAGTACTTGTAGGACCAAGCAACTTAATTTTTCTTGGTAATGCAGTAGGAAATATTATTGACCTAGTTGAAAATCTAGGAAGTTCAGGACTTGCTGGACTCATTGTTGCAGGGATTGTACTACACCTATTTGGGTGGTGCGGTTTTTGTGAATGCAAGAAGAAGTAAAAATGCATAACGGGCTTGCAAACTTAGCTGTTTTATGTTATAACTAGATATGATATAACTCCTATTATATAAGTCAGAATAACTGACTTAAACATAAAAGGAGAAAGATATGTTAAAAAGATTATGGAATAAAGCAGTTAAGTTGCAAGAACAAAGAGCAAACTACTGGAAGTTAAAAAATATGACAGATAGAGAACTCAGGGATATTGGTGTTTCTCGTTCTGATATTGAAAGGGGAATAATATGCCGGGAGCAATGAAGAAAAAACCTACAGGTGGATTAAAAAAACTACCTAAAGCTGTACGAAATAAAATGGGCTACATGAAAGCTGGTGGTATGGCAAAGAAAAAAATGATGTATGGTGGAATGGCTAAGAAAAAGAAATAATGTTAGCTCAACTTATATCCCCAGTTACAGGACTTCTTGATAAGTTCATAGAAGACAAAGATCAAAAGAATGCTTTGGCCCATGAAATAAGTACTATGGCAGAACGCCATGCTCAGGAACTAGCTATGTCTCAGATTAAAGTTAATCAAGAAGAGGCAAAGTCTGGTTCCTTATTTATTGGTGGGTGGAGACCTTTTGTTGGTTGGATCTGTGGAATTGCTTTACTATACCACTTTATCTTGCAGCCTTGTATTTTATTCTTTGCTACAATGTTTGGAGCTACACTACCACCTTTACCTGCATTTGATATGGGTAGTCTTATGACTGTTCTTATGGGTATGCTCGGATTGGGCGGTTTACGTAGCTATGAGAAGAGCAAAGGTATAGCTAAGAAATGAGTGCAGCAAACTTTTCTAAATGTTTATCAATGCTTTTACATCACGAAGGTGGTTTTGTAAATCATCCTGACGATCCGGGTGGTATGACAAACTTAGGCGTTACGAAAGCTGTGTATGAAAAATATATTAAACGTAACGCTACTGAAGCTGAAATGAGAGCCTTAACACAAACTGAAGTTTCTCCAATATATAAAAGTAACTATTGGGATAGGGGAAAGTGTGATGATTTACCTAGTGGAGTGGATTGGTCTGTTTTTGATTGGGGCGTTAATAGTGGCATGGGCAGGGCAGCAAAAGCGTTACAGCTTATCGTTGGCTCTACTGTTGATGGTGGTATTGGCCCTAACACGCTCAGAGACGTAGCTAAACATAAACCACATGACATTATAGTGGAGATGCATCAAGCACGACAAAAGTTTTACGAAGGACTATCTACGTTTTCTACCTTTGGTAAAGGATGGTCACGCAGAAACAATGAAACATTAGAGGCAGCACTAGAAATGGCAGGAGAATAATATGGCAAAAGGTGTACAACACTATTACAAGGATGGTAGAAAATACAATGGGGGTACTCATAAAATGCCTAACGGAACCGTACATACAGGCAAGACACATACTAAAGGCTCTAAAGTTGTGGTTCACTTTAAAGATCTCTCAGTATCTGCAAAAAAAAGAGCAACAGGTTCCAAGGTACTTAGCAGGAAGAAAAAATAATGGCACGTGAGTTAACAGAAAAACAACAAAAGTTTTTAGCTGTTTTGTTTGATGAAGCAGGTGGTGATGTTTTAACTGCAAAAAAACTAGCTGGATACTCAGATACATATAGCACAACAGATGTGGTTAATAGTTTAAAAGAAGAGATACTAGATTCTACACAAAGTTTTATGGCACGTAATGCACCAAAGGCTGCAATGGCTATGGTAGGTGGTTTATATGATCCTACAGAACTAGGTATTAAAGATAAAATGATTGCAGCAAAAGAACTACTAGATCGTACAGGTTTAGTAAAAACAGAAAAATTACAAGTAGAAGCAAAGGGTGGAGTTATGTTAATGCCACCTAAAGTTGTAGAAGATGACTCTTAATGCCAAAAATTTTAGATAGGTTAACATCACAGCTTTTACGAAAAGGAATGCCAAAAAAATCTGCTTATGCAATAGCTACAAAAAAATTACAACAAAGTGGTAATTTAAAACCCGGAACTAACAAACCTACAAACAAAGGTATTGTAAGAGGTAACATGACTCCTGCACAAAGAGCAAAACAACGGGCCGCAAAATTATCTAAAAAAAGCACTAAAGCGTATAAATATAATCCAAAAACAAATAGGGCAACATTAAAAAAATGACTAATAGAAGTTTAGGTAAATGGAAACTACCACAGCCTATAGACCTACAAGAAGATAATGAGTGGGTAAAAGTACCTAGAATATCTAGAACAATTCCTTTTGGTTATGAGCTAGACACAAACGATAATAAAATATTAATACCCATACCCGACCAATTAGACAAACTAGACAAAGCAAAAAAGTATTTAAAACAGTACTCATATCGTGAAGTAGCAAACTGGTTGACAACAAATACTGGTAGATCTATATCTCACGTAGGTTTAAGAAAACGGTTGGATAATGAAAGAAGTAGAAAACACAAAGTTAGAAGCTTACGCCAATGGGCAGACTATGCGGAAAAGGCAATCGCCAAGGCGAAAGAAATTGAAGAAAGTCGTATCGGAGCCAAAGAAGCAGCAGCCATCTAAAATAGTAGAAGTAACAAGAAATACTACTATTAAACGTATGGAAGAAGATAACAATGTAATCTTCAAACCAAACGATGGCCCACAAACAGACTTTCTAGCGGCAAGTGAACGAGAAGTATTATATGGTGGCAGTGCTGGTGGTGGTAAATCCTACGCAATGCTTGCAGACCCTCTGAGGTATATGGGGCATCCTGCGTTTAGTGGTCTACTACTACGACACACAACGGAAGAGTTACGTGAACTTATATTCAAATCACAAGAGATGTACCCCAAGATATGGCCCGGAATCAAATGGTCTGAAAGAAAGAGAAGACGATGTCTTGCGTTATCAGGGTCTGGCATTTAGCTGGATAGGCTTTGACGAATTAACTCAATGGGCCACACCATATGCATGGGATTACATGCGGTCTCGTCTACGGTCTACTGCACCCGACCTACCTATCTTTATGAGGGCAACTACAAACCCCGGAGGTAGAGGACATCACTGGGTTAAAAAAATGTTTATTGACCCTGCGATACCAAACAAGGCTTTTGAAGCTACAGACATAGAAACTGGAGAAGCATTAAAGTATCCAGCAGGACACGAAAAAGCAGGTATATCTTTATTTAAACGTAGATTTATACCAGCACGACTAAAAGATAATCCATACTTAGCAGAAGCAGGTGACTATGAAGCAATGCTTTTGTCACTACCAGAACAGCAAAGACGACAGCTACTAGATGGTGATTGGGATATTAAAGAAGGCGCAGCCTTTAC